ATAGGTCGCGGCGGTTGTCAACCCTTGAAGCGGGCAGGCGCAATAGCTTGCCATCTACCGTCGCGGTCATAAAGCTGATTGCACCGCTGCAATCAGCAATCAACAAGTGGGCCCGGACCTCGGCTGCACGATCGGCGCAGCGTTTCGCAGTATGTCCGTATCGTTTTGGAGGAGCACGTTGCTACCGCTGGAAAGGGGTCGCCCCGAGGCAGAGAGTAGGGCTACGCTCGTCCGTATTTGGGGGTGGTCCAATCGTAGCTTTGACGCCCCCAAGCGACCACGGCCTTTTACAGGGCGAGGGGTCCAAAAGGGGAACATCGGGCCCGATAGGCCAAACGTCCCAGCGCCGGCCGCTACCCTGCCAGGGCGAAGTCGGACCACGACGTGAGCAGCTCCCGGCGCAACTCCATCGTTTCGCCGACGCGATCGTAGGCCCTTGTTGTCCGTGAGCCGATCGTGTGGCCAAGCACCATTTCGGCGACCTCACTGTCTTTTTTGTTTGCGCGGGCCCAGCCTCGGAACGTGCTGCGAAACCCATGGGGAACAGGCAAACGTCCGGGCACGTCCGACGGGAGCCCGTCGAGCATTCCGTCGAATGAATGTTTGTTTAGCCCGGCAAACAGTGGCGCGTCATCGGCGCCACGTTCACCGATCAGCGCCAGCATGGCGGGCGTCAATGGCACGGGCATGGCATTCTTGACGCGATTGCCCTCGACGTTCCACACGCCTCCCTTGATCTGACCCCACGTTGCCGACTTCACTTTGCCGACGCGAGCAGCGGTGAGGATTGTGAACGCCAAGGCGCGAGCAGCAGGCGATCCGACCGCGCGAAGCTTAGCGAAAAACGCTGGTAACGATTGCCATGGTAGCGCGGGGTGATGCTCCTCGTTCTCAGGCTTCGGCAGCAATTTGACGGACGCGGGATTGGCGGTGGCGTGGCCGAGCAGCATGGCGTGCTTGAACACCGCTGAAACTCGTTTCATATGTTTGATCGCTGCAACGGGCTTGTCGGCCCAAGGCTTCAGCGCTGCGACGATGTCGGCGCCGCTGATCGATGTAATGGCAAGCTTGCCGAAGGCAGGGGCGTCGCGCAGCAGGCGCGCATAGGCCTCGGCCTCGTCACTGCCGGCGGACCACTCTTGTTGTTTTTTGTTGACGTACAGCGCGAGCATGTCGGCGAATGTCTCGCCCGAGCCGACGGTGCGCGTGGCAATGGCGGCGCCCGCCTTCAGCTGCGCGCGTATGCGCCCGGCCGCTGCCAGCGCCTCGGACGGGTCAAGCTTCTGCGGGCCGACGGCGGGGCCGAGCATACGCGACGTGAACCTTTTGTTGGCGTCTCGGAATTTGAAAATCCAAAGGGCAGAGTTGCCCTTGACGTGAAGGCTGACAGATTGCCCAAGCGTATGGCGCTTGCCGTGCGGGCTGGCGCTGCCCTCGCGTATCCACTTGGCGACGTTGATGCGTGTCATGGCCGTTTCCTTTCGGGCCTTCCGTTCTACCCAACGCTCTACCCAAAGTCAATAGCGCCACGTCCACGAGCGACCACAAGCGTCAATCGTGGATCGTCGATTAGGCCCGGTCTATCAGGCGAAACCACTGCAACGCAGGGACTTGTTGAATTACAGCACGAGGTCCCGGCGTCCCACTTCGGCCGGGTCGCAAATGCAAGTTAGCGCTGGGGCACAGCAACAACTTGACGGTGGTGTTGCAGTCTACCCAACCACGTCTACCCAAAGTGAGGCCCGGCCATTTTTGGCATTACTGTAATGCCACACGGCGCCGTGATCCGTGACACATACTTTCACCATGAGTGAAATCAAATGGTTAGCGACCATTCGTGTGTTACAAAGGCCCATGTAACACACAAATCGGCGCCCCCGACGCGTGGTAATTAAGGTGGTAATTAAGTTACCCGGCCAGCGCTGCGCGCCCTACCGCGACCGCACGCGACGCTTGGCAATGGTCTAAATTCGTGTTACCCTGAGAAATAGGAGAGGCGAACAGCCTCTTTCGCGAAAAATCGTCAAGAGTTCAGGCTTCTGCGAATTGGCCTGATGCCAGCCGGCGCTTCCGTCGCACGGTGGATCGCACAGACGAGGCGGATATTAAAATATCCGCAACCAAAACGGAGCGCGCCATGACCGCGACCAATCGCGTCTCAAAAAGCCAATTGGCGGGAAAGTGAGACAAACGCCCTGGGCGGCGATCGGAATGTCACGCGCGAGCTGGTACCGCGCCGACAAGCCCGAGGCAAAGCCTTTCAAAAGGAACACGCGAAGGGAGGAGGCCAGGCTAGGTAAAACCTCAGTGCGAACCGAGCAACGCCTCGAGCGCGTGCGTAAAGCAATGGACGCGGCTGAAAGTGACCCGGAGCGGCACGCCGCATTGGAGTGGCTGTTTTTCCACACGGCGCCGGGACACGCCGAGCAACAACTCCTCGATATCATCGAGGCGTCGAAGTTGAAGCGCGATCACCCGCCGCTCATGATCGCCGGCCCCGGGATCACTGAAGCGCCTCGGTCAATCGCCAGTACACTGGCGACGCGGCATTGAAAGAAAAGGAGAATAACGAAGGACGCATCCAACGCGACACATGCGCAGTACACTGCGGACGCGGCATTGAAAGAAAAGGAGAATAACGAAGGACGAAACTGAAAATCCGGCGAGAACTGAAGCGCCGGCTGGCATGAATGCCAGACTGACCGACGACAACGGCAACCTCGGGAATTTTCCCGGCAACCTCTTTCGGAAAACATCATGGGTGACCGCCGCACGTTATGTGCGCGTGGCATCCCGCTGCGCGCCTCTTCGGAGGTACGACCATGCAACATCCGCTGTACTACGACGTGCCCAGGGCGAGCGCTCTGCTCGGGCCCGGGTTTGGACAGACCGCGATCAAGGCGGCTATGCGCGACGGCTCGCTGCCATACAAGCGCGTGAGCAAGCGCGTCAGCATCACCTACGGCGATCTGGTCACGCTGGCCGAGAGTATGAGATCGGCGCCGATCGGACCACTCGACCGAGCGCGTGGCGCTGGCGGCAAGTTCGTCAAGAAGCCGGCGGCGAAGAAGACCGCTCTTATCGAACGAGGCTACCCATTCGTCGAATGACTTTTCTCGTGAACGAGGAAAGCAAGGCGGTCGCGGTCATAAAGCTGATTGCACCGCTGCAATCAACAAGTGGGCCCGGACCTCGGCTGCTCGCGCTGCCAAGGCCCAATGGACTTCATTTTCCGTCAGTTTTTAGAGCTTGACGGATGATTAAGGGCATGTTACCATAATAATATGGAGCTGTGTCCTTATTTGCGCGCCGCTCCTAGCCGGCGTCTGTGGACTGCCTCGGTGAACCTTGTAGCCACGAGCGTCGGTGGCTCTTGGCGAAGCGTCAGTTTTTACTAACGCCCCGGGGCAAGTTCCCCCGGCGGTGAAGGTCCCGCGTAAGCGGCAGATGCCCGGGTACTGCCGGGGGGAAACAGCGCCTTCCAACAGCTGCCAATTGTGGTCGAGGGTCAAAAGCAAGCGGCGTGTCGGGTGGTCAGCGCCCGGCACGCTCGCTTCTTTTGGTCGTTGGCTATCGCGGCTGACCCGCGAGACAGGCGTAAGATGACCAAAGTATCTCCTCTCGATCGCGATCTTCCACACAACAAAAGAATATCTCTGCCAGCGTTCTGGCTCAAGGTCAACGGTCGCAACATCGTACCGCCGGCTTGGCTCGCTCAAGTCTCGGCCTTTCAACACCGTGGCACGAAGCCCGACGACGTCGAGATCACCGTGTTTGCGAAACGCGGTGGCGCTTTGTCGAAGCGCATCTCATTGAACAAAGACGGCACACTCAACGCCGACGGCTCCGCGTGCGTCATGGCGAAGGGCGAAGCACGCCGCGTCAAGGTGCGCGACGCCAAGCACCTCGCCGAACTGATAGGCGCCATGGAGCCGAACCAAGCCCTCGCGCTCGGCACGCCGCGTCGCGGCCTCGACGACACGATCAAGATTGTTACCGCCGCCAAGCTGGGCGAGGCCTCAAGCGACACGTGCGCGCGGACAGCCGATGACATTGTCTATCGCCACGGCACCTCGGCTTTCGTCCTACACGACTTCGACACCAAGGGTATGCCTCCGCACGTCCGCGCCAAGGTCGAGGAGGCTGGCGGGTTCTGGCCGGCATTGGTTTCGGTGTTGCCCGAGCTGGCCGGCGCCGCGCTAGTGACGCGCGGTTCGACAAGTTCAGGCCTGAGCCGATCTGATACCGACGAGAAGTTCGAAGGCACCAAGAACGTGCACGCTTACGTGCTCGTGGCTGACGGCGCCGACGCCGTGCGCTACTTACGAGCGCTCCATGATCGGTGTTGGCTGAAGGGCTTCGGCTGGCAAATTGTTGACAAGGCGGGCGGGCTCCTAGAGCGCTCAATTGTTGATCGATCGGTTGGCGGTTCCGAGCGCCTCGTGTTCGAAGGCGGTCCAGTCCTCGTCAATCCGCTCGTGCAAGACAAGAAGGCGCGCAAGCCCGTCGCGACCGAAGGTGGTCGCCTCGAAACGAGGGTGTGCCGTGAGCTGACGCTTTACGACCGCGCGCTCGTCAAGGTCGCGAAGGACAACGAAGCCGCGCGCCTCGCGCCCGCCATGGCGATGGCACGCACCAAATACATCGAAGAGCAGACGAACTATTTCGTCAAATACGGCATGGCGATCGATCGCGCGCGTGGCGCCGCAAAGAAGATGACGGACGGCATCCTGCTGCCGATCGTTGTCCTGCCGTTCGATGACGAAAAACTCGCCGGCACCACGGTCGCGCAGGTCCTGGCGGACCCGCAACGATACCTCGACGCGAAGATGGCGGACCCGATCGAGGGTGTCGAGTACGGACGCGGCAAAGCTAAGGTTATGATCCGCGACGACGGCACCGTGTTTATAAACTCGTTTGCTCACGGCGGACGACGCTTCAGTCTGACGCTAGACAAGGATGCCGTCAAAGCTGAGATCGAGAAGGTTGACGCCGTTCACGCCGGCAAGAAGCTGGCAGAGCTGCTCACAGTCTCAGACCTCGACGCGCAAGACATGGAAGAGCTGCGAACGTTCGCGGCGGCACGTGCTGGCGTTGGCAAGTTGATTATCAAGGCGCTGATCAAACAAGCCGACGCTTTCGCATTTGCGGAACGAGCCAAGGACGAGCGCAAGCGCCGCACCGACGCGCGCGTTGACCCTCGACCGGAGATCGAGGCGCCGCCGCCTGACGACCCATGGATACCACAAATGGAAACCGTCCGCGACGTGCTCGTTCAAACATCCGAGCAGCGCTGGTCTATCCGAGACATGGACAACGAAGACGCGGCGGCAGTCGAGCGCACATCGCTTGAAATGCACGCCTTCACCAACGCCAACAACGAAGAGGACGCTTGATCATGGCTTACCTTCCAGCGCCGAAGACGTGGACCATTCACAAGCGCGACGAAATGGAAACCGCCGAGAACATCGAGCGGCACATTGACTACTATGTCGAGGAGCCTCTCACGGGTCAGCGGCGATCGGTGCATCTGCCGATGAACTTTGTCCGCCACTTTATGAAACGCGACGACGGACTGCCGACGCTTGTTGCTATCGCCACGGCGCCGATAGTCCTGGCCGATGGCGGACTGCTCGCACCCGGCGAGGACCAGAAGTGTTTTGACAGACTGCGCGGCATCCAGTTCGAAATCCCCGAGGAGCTGCGCGCAGCAATTCCGGCGCGATCGGACTGCACGGCTGCGGCGCGAAAGGAGGCGCTGCGCTTCCTGACTGAGGAGTGGCTGTGCGACGTCTCGACGACGTACGCCGGCAAATGCACCGTAGTTGCGATTGGCCTCTCAATCATAGAGCGCTCACTGCTGCCGGATCGCCCAGCGTTCTTTGTCACAGCTGGACGTCGAGGCGGCGGCAAGACCACGACGCTGCAAATGCTCCTCATGGGCACAATCGGAAATCGCGGCGGTTCAGCCGCGTGGTCTACGGTCGAGGAGGAGCGGCGCAAATCGATCATGTCCTACTTTATGCAGGGCGTGCCGTACATTCTCTGGGACAACATTCAGAAGGGCACTCAGATATCCTGCCCTCACATTGAGCGCAGCTGCACCACGGCGTTCTATGATGATCGAAAGCTTGGCGTGTCTGAGGCGGTGCGCACGGCTGCAACAACGATCCACTTGTTCACGGGCAACAACATCGGACCCAAGGGCGATCTGGCATCACGGAGTCTTCACGTTCGATTGGACGTTGACCGCATCGATCCAGAAAATAGGAAGTTCAAACATCCTGATCCGATCGAGTGGACGAACGCACACCGCGTCGAAATCATGCGCGCGTTCTACACGATCCTACTCGGCAACCCTGAGCTGGACAAGCCGCGAGACGCGCCGGCTAAGACGCGGTTCAAGATGTGGTGGCGTTTGATTGGATCAGCGATTGAGAACGCGGCATCACAGCCGATTGACTTTCAACAGCTCTTCTTAGAGCAGGACGAGGACGACGAGGAGGCAGCGTCGCTTGGTGATTTGTTGACCGAGCTGCACGTCGCATTCGGTGATAAGCCTTTCACTTCGGCCGAAGTCGGAAAACTCGTGCATCACGCCAACGATCCGACCGACCCACAGCAGCAGCTCGGTCGAGCCATGGCCGAGTTTCTGTTCCCGGGAAAGGATGTCGGATTGATTTCGTCGAAGGCCATTGGTCGAGCCCTAAAGAAGAATATCGATGCGCCGACTAAAGTCGGCGATCGCGTCCTCGATCTGAAATCTAATACCGACCCGCTGACCGACGCCCTAGCTTTTCGGGTTCGCGTGTCTAGGCTCGACGGAACACCTGTCACCGACGCTTTTACAATCTGGCTAGAAGACGAGTGTGTCGTCGGAAAGGACAAGTGGGCTTCGGCTTCAGCTCTGTACACGAACTGGCAGCACTGGGCTGAACTGCACGGGGAGTTCCCGGGTTCCTCGAAGCGCTTCGGGATGAAGCTAGAGAGCAAGCACTTTGAACCTGAACGGCGCCACATACCAAAACTGGCTCGTGGCTACGCCGGTCTGGCGCTGATCGATACAACGAAAAAGCAGCGAAAAAAGACCGAAAAGCCCATTACTTCAGCCGCTTACTATGGAAAGAGGCGGGCATGATTTACCCGGTTTCCCGGTTTCTCCGGTTTCTTACGCCGGCACTAGTAAATGTTTTGCCCGTTTTCTGAAACTGGTAGTGGCGGCACGGCGAAGGGCCAAAAGAAACCGGAGAAACCGGGAAACCGGGTAAATGCTTCGCCATTTCCTCCCTGAAATCGACCGCCCCAGGAGGGCAAAATCGATGAAAAAAGCGAAAGTATTTGAGCAACTCACGGCAGTTCAGGTCGAGGCAATCAAGACGGCGCTACGATCCGGGCGACACATCACACACAGCCAGGTGTGAGCGCGGCAATCATCCGAGAAGTGACTTCAGAAGTTCAAGCGGTTCTTCAAGCCTTGCCCGGGCGTAGACGAGAACCGACGCGCATGCCTCTACACCGTTGCCTACGACATGGAGGAGCCCGCGAGCGGCAACGTGATCAAACAGTCTGCGCCTGCCGCAGACGAAGTCGAGCCTTGGAAGGCCGAAGGAATTTCTAAGGCCACGTACTACAGGCGCAAGCGTGAGACTACGTGAGACTGAAGGTGCCGCGCTAAGTGCCGCATTTCCAGTCTCACCATAAGTGCTAAAGATCAACAGTAGCAAGCCTTTCTGCATGTTTGCAACCGCTGGGAGGTGCCGCACGAGTGCTGCGCCCAGTTTAATGCGGTGAGCGGCAGGCTTCCCATGGTTTGCGGCACCCACTAGTGGGCCCCCATGGGTGCCGCGCCGCAGTCTCAGTCTCACACAACCAGCGTCTCACCACCTTGTGCGCGAGTGCCGCACAAGTGCAGCGCTCAAACCGCCCTAAGGAGGGGCACACCATGACCGTTATCACCAACCGACACGACCGAATGGCCCACAGACGCAACCTTCCTACTGTTTGCACAATGTGCGGAGACAAGCCCAGTTTCCCGTACGTTTTGTGGGAGGGCGACACCTTCATTCTAATCTGCGGCAAGTGTAGCACCGCTAACCAGCGAGGCTTAGCCGCTGACATGATACAGGTCGCTGCCAGTTTCGCCCTACAGAAGATTTGCTCAGATAGGCCGGTGTTGGTTCGCACAACGATGCGGGAGCTGGAAGCCAAGGAGTTGGAGCAGCTGCGCCTAGAAGCCGCTGCATTGCTACCACGCTGATCACATCGGCTGCGCTGAGAGCCCACACAATGGAGGTGAGGAGATCGCTATGTTTGATCGTGCAAAACTAAAAGCTGTAATCCAAGTGTTGTTGGTGAGTATCAGCGCTGTGTTGCTGGTCGCACTGTTGATCGCTGTATAGCGCACCGTGGTTTGATGCACAGCAATCCGTTGCATGCAACGCACACATAGCATCGATCACAGCAGCGCGTCAGACGTCTGCGCGTGGTGATGCGAGCAACAACAAATGAAGGCTCGGATGGTGACCGTGGTGAGCAACAAGACCATGGCATCATTTAGCTGGGGTCCTGTATGACCACCCCGCGCCGAACGGGACACGCCCGTCCGGTTGCTATCTGAATTGAATTGAAAAAAATCATGTGTACCGCCTCCCAGTTTCGTGTGTACCGCAATTTATAGGAGCTAAGATGCAAAAATTCCCAACCTACACAGCAACAGGCAGCGCTGAAGTTACGGGGCGCGATCGTCGCACGATGGCGCGCATCCTCAGGGACGTGAAGCCTGACGTGCGCGGCAAGTACAGCATAAAAACCATCATGGCCGCGGCGTCGGCCTATGACAAGCGACGAGTGCCAGCGAAGGCCAACACCAGCGGCGCCCCCACTGCAACGGAGAGACTTAAAGCAGCACAAGCAGAGCTGGTCGAGAACAAGAACGCCCGCGCCAATGGCGAGCTGCTCGTCGCCTCGGAAGTCGAGGCCGAATGGTCAAACATCCTGCGCTCTGTTCGTGCTGGCATGCTCGCGTTGCCTAGCAGAGTGCAGCAACGCTGCCCCGGTATCGCCGCCAACATCGTCCGCGAGATCGCCAACGAAGTCACGGCGGTTCTAACAGCCCTAGGCAAAGAAGAGGATCAATCCAAATGACCAACAAGAGTAAGCAAGCATTCGACAAGGCGCATCGCGGTGAGGCGAACCGTGATGACATGAAAATCATAAGCGACACGTTCATCGACAATATGGTGAGCGCGCTGAAGCGGCAAGGTGTCGGCGAGCACGAATGCCATTTGTCATCGTTCCGTTACCCTCTGGGCGACATCATTGATCCACCAATAAGCGCAATCGCATTCCACGGTCTACAGGTCGTGGGCCTGCTAACTGAGCAGAGCACCGGATGGGTCGTGCGCTATTGGACCGCGGATGACGATGGACGGCCTATGCTGTCTCTGCTCGGCAAGTGGCCAACGTCTGAGGAAGCAATGAAAGGATTGTCCGACGCCTTCCACGATGGGATGCCATGCGACCCAACGAGGATCATACGATGACCAGCGCACTGTTGATGTCAGTCACGCGCACGAATGCATTGCAGTCGTTGATCCCGCCAGAACGGCTCGCCCTTTCGGAATGGTTTGAAACACATTTGGTTCTGCCCGATGGCGTTTCGGCTCACAGCGGAATGTTGCGGCTCTATCCGTTCCAGCGGGAGATCGCGGACGAGATTAGCAATCCTGAAACAACAAAGATCACTTTGCAAAAGCCCGTGAGGATCGGCTTCACGACTTTGTTGACCGGCGCAATTGGCAGCTTCAGCGTCAACGATCCCGCCTCGATCCTTGTAGTAGTGCCGACATTCGATGACGCGAGGCGATATGTCGTGAAAGAAATCGAACCGATCTTCGCTGCAACGCCTGTGCTGAAGACGGTGTTGGAAGATGAGGGCCCCATAGGAGACAGAAACATCCTTTTGTCGAGGCGTTTCTCGGGCGGAAGTTTGACCGTTGTGAGCGCTAAGACACCCCGCAACCTTCGCGCTCATACGGCCCGCGTCCTGATCTGCGACGAGATCGACGCCATGCCACCAACAAACGAAGGGGACCCGATAGCCCTCGCTGAAAACAGAACACTCACGTTCGTCAACAGGAAGATCATCATTGGCTCGACCCCGACGCTGGAAGGCGAGAGCGCCGTGGCCGCCTCGTATGCCAGAAGTGACATGCGCATCTATACGTGCCCCTGCCCCTCGTGTGGCGCGTTCACGGAAATCCTTTGGCCCATGATTGAATGGACCAAAGATGAGGCAGGCAACCATTTGCCAGAGACTGCGGCTTTCAGATGCCCTGAATGCAAGGAGCTGATCAGCGAGGATTTCAAGTATCAGATGGTTCATGCAGGCGTCTGGCGGAAAACTCATCCGGAAGTCGTCGGGCATGCCGGATTTCGTATCAACGCGCTGGTTTCTCTGCTCGAAAACATGAGCTGGGCCGCGCTTGCCCAGCGGTGGCTGGACAGCAAGGGTGATAGCGAGATGCGCCAAAGCTTCGTTAACACGGTGCTAGCGGAAACTTGGCAACCACAATCAGAAGTGAACGTCAACGCCATTGCCAGTCGCGGCGAGCGGTTCGATTTGGTCAACCTCCCGCCGGAGGTGCTCGCTATCACAGCGGGCGTGGATGTTCAGGATGACAGACTTGAGATTTGTTTCACCGGCTGGTCTAAGGACGGGACGTGCTTCGTGCTGCACCACGAGGTGATCCAAGGCTCGTTCACTGATCGCGATACATGGCGACGGCTAGACGAATTTGTCATGCGACAATATCAACATCCGTTAGGCGGAAAGATGCCGATTGACGCGATGGTTGTTGATTGCTCGGACGGTGATCATACGCCGTACGTACTCAACTATTCTAAGAGCCGAAGAAGTCGCCGCGTGTTTGCAGGCAAAGGCATGTGGGGCTCGCGTGTCCCGTTCGCGATGTCGAAGAACAAATCGAGCGATGACAAGTTCGCCATCATCGGTGTTGATCCAATCAAATCACAAATCTTCGAGATGCTGCGCCACGGCCGAGGTCTGCGGTTCAGTGATACCTTAGAAGCTTGGTGGTATGAGCAGCTCGGATCGGAACGGCGCGTGATCAAAAAAATCCACGGCAGGCCAGTGCGAAAGTTCGAACGTATCGGTCGCCAGCGCGCGGAGGCGCTCGACGCGCTCACCTACGCGATTGCCGCCTGGGCGAGCGTAAAATTCCGCGACTTCGCCAAGCGTGAAGCCTTCTTGCGCTCCGGCAACGTTCCGCCATCATCGGCGATACCTGAGGACGGTGAGATTGATACCACGCCGGTACCGATGGCACAGGCGCCAGCTGGCGGGCAGTGGATCGACTACGACGACGATGACAACACAGTCAACGACAGCCCCGGGAATGACCCAACCCGGCGCGTTGTGCATGTTCACCACGACAACAACACCAACCCCGCCACGGGCAGACCCGTCGGGGATTGGATGAAGAAAGGATTTTAGCAGATGGCATGGCCGATTAATCCACCGCCGGAAGACGCCGCTTATCACGATAAAGAGCCGAAGGAGCAGTTTGGCCCAACGTGGAAGCGCGATCCACCCTACACCAAGAAGCTAATGCGAAAGCTTTGGCGTTTCTTCACTGCACCAATTGATCCGAACGAGCCGTCAACTCAACTAGGCGCTTATACCTACGGCCCCGACCCCGACGGACGGATTGTTGACAGGTCATCGTTTCTAACAGGTGTCGTGCGAGCGGTTCGACGTCTGATCACGCCCGCTGTGGTCGACCCCAACGCCGGCGACAATATTCACTACGACCCGTCGGAGCCCAAGCGCAAGCCAACAGGAACTGGTAATGCACCGCCGCACCCGGCTTTTCAACATCTGTTTCCGATCAACAAGTCCTTTTGGACTAAGGAGTGAGCATGTGGACCACAATAAAGTACATCCTGAAGTCGATCCTGAACTACTTCAGGAAGGCGAAGCCACGTCCCGACGCGTTTACCTACACGTCCATCAAAGAGTACGAGCCGACACGACACTCGTCATTTGAGGGTGGACAACAAGCGCCGCCGAACCCGATCACTGGCAGGCCTGCTGGAACTTCGTTCTGGGACAAGAACCCCAAGACCCCATGGCACCACTAAGAGGTGATGACAATGGATACCAACGCTGCACTCTCGAAGGCGCTAGAAGCCAATGCTTCTTTGCGGTTCGAACTTGCTCAATTGCGTCAAGCAAGAGAGACAACTCGAGACGTCTTCAGGCGCCTGAAGTACTTCGTGACCGACGACATCAAATACGATCGCATTCGACGGGCGGCAGTCGACGGCGTACTCAAGCACAAAAGGGTGCGAAGCCGCATCTATACGACCCAGGCCAATGTACAGGCTTGGATCAACATTCAACCCACCAAATAGGAGTTTACCCTTATGTCTTGGTTTTCCAACAAAGAGAAGCCTGCCGCTGCTGCGCAGCGTATCGCCGATGAACTAGCAGCCACTCAGGCGCGGATTGCTTCCGCGCGCGAGGAAGCTGCTGGCCTTACAGATGCCGTTGCGCGACGCGCTATCTTGAAGCGTATGGCATCAGACAAAGACGAACTTGAAATCCTAGAACAGGATTTTGAGACGGCGAAGCAAGCAGTGGCCAAAGAGGAATCGGTTGCCGCAACAGCGGCGGACGATGCCCGACGAGCTGCTGATGCGAAAATCGACACGGCACTTGCCGACGAGGGACCCGCTGTCCGTGCGGAGTTTGAAGCCGCAGGGAAGAAGCTGACGGCGTGGTGCCAAGCGACGGCGCCGCGAGTACCTGAAGGGCAAGCGCTCCTGAACTGGTGCTCAATCACCATGATCGAACCACCCGCCGCCATCGAACTAGTCACGACGTTGCTGCGTAACCGCGCCCGCGACGTCGTAGCTAAGCGCATTGATCCGGTCACCACACCGCACGAGCAAGCCGTCGCACGTGCGGCTCAGTCCGAGCTGACACCAACCCATCAGGTGTTTGCTACGAAAAAGCTCAAATGGCACGCCGAAGGACGACCGGAATGGCATACTTGTTGCCAGCTTGTTGATGTGACGCTTCCCATAAAAGTCGCAGAGCGGGCGGTCAAGATCGGTGCGGCGTTGCCTTTCGGATCGGCCGAAGTCCAAAAGCTTCGCGAGCTGCGGGCGCCGACTTTTCCGGTCCCACACAGCGACCATTGTGTGGATTGTGATCCGATCGGCGCCGTCATCACGAAAGGCACGCCGCTTCCTCGCAAAGGTGCAGCGGTCTCTTCGACGTTTGATCCCAACGACGTGAAGTTCGAACCGAAGCCCGGCCGAACTAACTCGACCGCGTTCAATCCAGTGCCGGCTCAAGCCGCACGCTCCAACAAGAGGTAGACCATGACTGAAGATGATCGACACGGCATAGACGCCACTGGGGCAATTTCTCGCTTCATGCAAGCCAAGTTTAAGCGAGGTGATCAGCGCGCCGGTTCTGACATTGACCCCGCGGCTCTGCTGCGGGAGTTCAAGAAGAGCAACGCAGACCCGTTGCTGTTTCAACAGCGGGTCAAACCGGACGAGGCCGCGACCGACGAAGAGCTAGAGGAAGTCGAGCGCCGCATGGCGCAAGACCGCGAGATAATCGAAGGGCTCGCAGCGGGCACGATTACAATCGAGGAGCTGGAAGCGGCCCTCGAAAGCGGCGACGACGAGGGCTGACGGAGGGGTTGACTGGAACCACGCGCCGATCCTCTCCGTTGAAATCTCCTATCGGCGTGCCCGTTCGACGGCACAACGATGTCGTCGAACGGGATTAATTTGTTGCTGCTCTTGCTGGTTTTCGTGTCCACCAGCAGGAGCGCGAAGGCCCGGCGATTTGGACAAGGTGTCAACCCTGATCGCCGGGCCACTTCCAACAAAAGGTTTTACGATATGCTTTGGTCTAATTCACACTTTGCTGTTGCAGTCCACGAAAATTCACATCTTGCCGCAGCCACAACGTTTGGGGCCGTCGGGCTATTTGTGAAAATCAGCGCACGAGGCGGCCTCGCAAAATGGACGTGGCTCGAAACGCCGACGCCAAAAATGTTGATCGTGATCGCGGCGGCGGGTTTTCTCGGCGAAAGGGAATTGCTTGGCCGCTTTGAACCGATCGACGGCACTTCTGACGAGGAACAAATTGAGAAGCTGCGGGACTGTGTCACGCCGGAAGAGCTGGAATGGTGTAGAAATTCCGCAGGCGTGATCGTGAGAAACAAACGCCAATGGATACTAGCCTCGGCTCGCACGATGAGCGCGCCCGGAACCTACTGGCTGTGACCATATCCGCAAGATTTTCGCGTGGTGGCTGAGGCTATCGCGTCCAATTCAATGACCCCAACCAACGCCTCGAAGGCGTTTCACATAAGGAAGTTTTCAACATGTCAGATACCGAAACAATGAAACTCGTGGCGCAGGTCGTCGACCAATTCTCGAAGCCGCTTGTTGACATGCAGCGCCAACTTGCGAAAACCGCTGAAATTTTGGCCAAGATGAACAAGACCGGCGCCATCGGCGCCAAGGCGCATGCCGCGGAAATGTTTCAGTTCAAAAAAGCCGCGGTCGAAGCCGGCAACGCGGTTTCGGGCGTGCTGACGCCAGCGATGTCATCGTTTGGCCTCACCTCGTTAACGGTGGCCGGCGCCGTCGCCACGGCTTCAAAGGCGGTTGTTGACTTTACAAAATATGGCCGCGGCGTCACATCGCTGGCACGAGAGACAGGCGCCACGACTGAAGCCGTGCAGAAGTTGGGTATTGCATTCCAGCTTGCTGGCGGTACGCAGGAGCAATTTAACGCAAGCTTCGAAGACTTCGCCGACGAGATGCGCGACTTTGCGGCAGGCGGCCCGCGCTATCAGGCGCTCGCGGTGCATCTGGGAAAAGGCTTCGAAGGCTTCGCCGAGCAAATTCGCCACGCCGGCACCCCGACGCAACAACTTGCCGTCGCGATGCGCGTTTTTGCTCACGCTGGCACCCAGGCTCGCGAGGAAATGGTAAAGTACATTCCGTACCTTGCGCAATACCGAGGCCTCGGCGAACAAGAAATTTTACAAATTCAGGCTCGATCTGAGGCGACTAATGTGCTCAGTGCGGCTCAACTGAAGCTTGCGGACCAAAGTGCGGCGACATGGGCGCGGATTAGCGTCGGAATTGACAGGGTCAAGAACGAACTCGGCGACGAACTGGTGCCGATGATTTTGAAAGTGACTAAGCTTTTTGAGTACATGACGCCATCGCGAATAGGTGAACGCAGACAAAACGCCAATTCGTTCATGGCTGATGTGGCCGGTGCGATCAACGCCGCGACGGGGCAACCTTCGACGTTCAATCAACGTTTTGCGACGCCAGCCGACGTAGACACTATGACGCCTGAGCAACTACAGGGCCACGCGGCCGGCGGCCACGTCATCAGAGATCACATCGCCATGGTTCACCAGGGCGAAGACATCATTCCGTTTGATGCGCCCGGCGGCAACCCTCTCAAGACTGGTCAGTCTTCTGCAGGCGATGCCGTGCAGATGATTGCCGTCGGCACCCGCAAGGGCGTCTATGATGGACTGTGGGACTTCTACAACTCAAAGGACACTGAGGGCGATGGCGCCGGCGGCGCATTCAAGAAGGCCTCGCTTACTACTGGCGGTGGCGGTGGAGGTGCCGAACCACGCACGAAGCTCGACACGAGCCCCATGGGCACGCCCGACGCCCCAGGTGCCCCGAGCAAGGGTGATCCGCGCGGCATGCTCGCGCTGGTCCGGCAAGAAGCGATCAAGGCTGGCATCGATCCAGACATCGCAGAGAAGGTCGCGCGATCGGAAGGCCTCGCCGGCAAGTTTGCCGGCGGTGACGGTGGCACGAGCTTCGGCGCAATGCAGTTGCATCGTGGCGGCCCTGGTAGCGTTGGTTCCGAGTACGAAAAACAGACCGGGCACAGTCTAAGCGACCCGAAGAATGAGCCCGAGCAAATAAAGTTCGCTATGCAGTGGGCCGCTAAACACGGCTGGGGTCACAATGGCAGGCCGACTTGGTCCGGCGCGTACAAGCAAGGCATCACGGAACGAATGGGCATTACCAACCCGGACGATACCAAGAAGCGCTTCGGAGGCGAACTGGGACAGCCTGGCGGGGCTCCAAACAGCATCCTTAAAGAGGCCGAGCAGTACGCGCCCATGGGGCCGGGCGCCGTGCAGCAGTTTATGCGATCCAAAGGCTACCGCATGGATGACGCATGGTGTGGGGACTTCGCGGCGATGGTCATTACACGCGCCGGAGGAACTCCACCAAAAAATCCGGCCATTGCTTCCAACTGGCGCACCTACGGGGTTCACGATGATCAGCCGCGCCCTGGTGATATAGCGGTTAGAAACACCGGGAGGACAGGATCGCCGGGTAGTCACGTTGCTATCGTTGAGAGCGTCGACAAAGATGGGCGTGTTCATACCATCGGCGGTAATCAAGGGCGGATGCGCGGCATTCTTAACCCGCGAAACTACGAGTTTCGCCACGGCGAGCTCGAGCAGAAGGCCGAGCAGCACTCCGAGCTCGAGAGCACAAAAACTCACGAAATGCACGTGCATCTCGAAAGTGGTCTGAAGCTCACAAAGGTCGCGGAGAAAAACCAACCCGACGGTTGGGCGACCAAGGTAACGAACCGCTCGCCTTCAAGTTCAGCACTCGGCTAAGCAAAAGCGCTGCCCCTCGATCGAGGGGCGGCAACCTCAAGTTTCAAACAGCAGGAGTTCAAGATGGCCTTTAACGCAAGTGAAATTGCAACAATTCAAGCTGGCGGCGTGTCGTACAGCGCATGGACTCGGATTGAAGTCGAGAGAACCTGGGGATCATTTTATACCACGGCAGACTTTGAAGCGATCGAGCCGAGCGCCATCGGACAGGCAATCACTGCTGCGCAGATCATGCCCGGAACGGCTGTGACGATAACCCTCGGCGGTCAGCTTGCCGTCACTGGTCAAGCCTACCTGCGTGCGGTCGCTTACGACAAAGAGGCGCACGACGTCAAGATCGGCGTGTACGGCACTGGCAACGCCGCCATGAACACTACAGTTACAAATGCTCCGGGTGAGTACAAGAACCAAACCCTGCAACAAATTGCCAGCGCAGTGCTTGTGCCGGTTGGCATCACGCCAATAGTTATTGGCCCGAACGGTGCCAAGCTTTTCGCGCTGGTACATGAACAGCCGGGAGAATTACGCGGCGCCATGCTCGAACGTCTCGCGCGCATGCGCGGGATGCAGATTACGGACGACCAGCACGGCAACGTGATCTTCAATCAGTTGTCGTCGACCGTCGGCACGGCTGCGACATTTGTCGAGGGCGGCAACATCGTTCGCGGTCGCATCATAATGCAGGCCCCGTATGGCTCGGCTATGATCGCCGTCGAGGGTCAGGACGTTGGTGGCTCTTCGACGAACATGGCTGGTGTCTTGGCGTCGCAGCCGAGCGCGTCGGCGGCGGGCATCAACATCTTTCAGAACCCGCCGAAGAACCGCACGGTCGTAGCAGAGCACCCTGGCGACACCATCGACATGCAGATGCGCCTCGGCCACCAACTCACCCTCGAAGGATTGACGATCCTCGAAGCGACTTTGACGGTGTCGGGATGGTTTGCGCCAAGCGGACAGCTCTGGTTGAACCTCGTGCAGGGCCCGACTGCAGCGACGCTCAACTCGCAGATGCTTATTCCGGCAGACGTGAAGCAGCCGCCGCTGTTGATCAAGAAGGTTCGCAGCTACCAATCGAGCGAAGAAGGCACGATGACGGATGTCACGATCGCCTTGCGCGTCACGGGCGGTGCGATGATCACCAATTTTCAAAATTGAAAGGATAAATCGCTATGACAAAGCAGGATCAACAGCCCTTCTTCGGCGTTGTAAAATTCTTCTCCGAGGAGGCTGGCTACGGGTTCATAATTCCCGACAGCGGCGGCACGGACGTGTTTGTTCACGGGTCCGCGCTTCAACACAAAGGGATCGTACTCGTCTCTGGCGAGCGCGTCGGTTACAGTGTTGCATTCGGAGGAAATAAACGGGCGCACGCCGTCGATGTTTTCAAAGTGGAAGACAAACTCGATCAAAAGGTCGATAGTGACGACGAGAGCGACGACGACAAAGCATGGAGCCAGCACAGAAAAATGATGGCAGGCGAACGACGGTGAAGAAACCAAAGAGCGTCAAAAGGCCACGAAGTCGCGCGCGCAACCTTGTGGGGATGCACTTCGGGCGCTTGTTAGTCATCGCTCGTCGCGACGAAAATGATCATTCAAGACACGCAGTGTGGATTGCAAAATGTGCGTGCGGAAATCTATCAGAAGTCCGCACTGGGGACCTTGTCAGACGTGACAAGCGGCAAAGGTCGCGCGGCTGCTGGCGCCGCGACCGAATGCGACGCGCTCGCCGACGGCAATCTGCTCGCATTCGCCATTCGCACAAGCCGTTTTACACGCGGTCAACAACGCGCCAATCACGGCGCAACAAACGAAAGATAAGACGATGAGAATTTTTCTTTCAGCGGGTCGCGAGCAACAAGACCCCCCTAGTTTATACTCGGCCCAGGCGTTTCTTGAGCGCATGGGGCACGAGGTTTTCGTGCAGTCGCCTCGCGGCGGACGCTTCGCCCTCGCGCGCGATCTCGACTGGATTTCGCGACGTGCCGAAGGTATCGCATTTTTGCACGGCCTCGAAGCTGGCGCCTTAGGCACCTACGCCGGATCACATCGCAAGACGGCTGAAAACTACGGGCTCCTCGTCATGGTTCTGCCCGAGCGCGAGATGATCGCGTGTATCGCGGACGAGCAGCTATGACCGACACCGTCGAACTGGTGATCTTCTGGAAGGCCGGCGACCACACGGGCATCATGGCGAGCGCCAAAGGCCGCGCGGCTTTCGAGGCGCTGGTACTGGACGCGGTACACAAGCCAATGCCGTGGACCACGCCCCCGGGCGGTTTTCCAGATTGGAAAGGCGTGAGCCACGCCGGGCTTTCGCGCGAGGAAGTTGACGCGCTCGTGGCCGATCTGGCAAAGCGCGACGTCTGTGCCGTTGTTCAGCTCGACACCGACGCATTGACGGTGCACTAAACCATGCTTATCCGGTTAACGCCCGGCGTCCACTATCCGTGATGAGCGGCGTCCCGCCGTTGTAATCCACATAACCATTGCATTGATTAGATTGGTCTGTGCCGCCGCATGAATCGTGACATGCAGCCCTTTAATCGGGCAAATGGTGCCCTTCTCGCGGGCGGCGGCGGTCGAAAGAGCTTTTTGCATTGCAGGGGTCATTAACGCAATCTAGCATAGGTCGCGGCGGTTGTCAACCCTTGAAGCGGGCAGGCGCAATAGCTTGCCATCTACCGTCGCGGTCATAAAGCTGATTGCACCGCTGCAATCAGCAATCAACAAGTGGGCCCGGACCTCGGCTGC